TACGCCTACAGATAGGTCTTTTGATCCAGAGGCAGCGCGACAAGCTAAACGTATTTTAAATAGAGAACAACGTCCTATACCTATACCTAAACCAGAAAGAGTTCCTACGCCGATCTCAAAACCGATTACACAAGATTCACCGACACCTACCTTTCCTTCAGATGGTTATAATGAATACTTAGAGTTTATCCAAGGACTTAGGCAGGAGGAATCCTATAGTCCGGATAGGTTTAGTTACCTTCCGCTAGACGAGTCTGGTAGACTTATTCCACAAAGTTTTAATAAGGGTGGCCCAATACGCAGACAAGAAGGCGGCGGGATTGAAGCAGTTATGCCCGCGGACCTTGGACCTTTAGTAGAACCGCCCCCTATGCCAGCACCACCGCCCCCTGTTGAACAAGCTCTTTCAGAAGTCGAAAGAGCGTCTTCTAATGTAGCCGAACAAGAAGTAGGGAACTACACCGCTAATATGATGAGCGGTTTAGATGCCGCAGAAGAAAGCGGCGATCCTGAAGAAGCTATAAATGCGTTGCGTGGAAATGAGATGCCTATATCGGAACGCTATGAAGAACTAGCAACCTATGTCGGTGATGATGACGCGGAGAGAACTCCCGAATCGGTGCTGCTTATGGTTCAGCCTACAATTATGCTAACCGAGCAGGGCGCTATGGATAGCGGCATTGGTTCTTTGATGGAAGGTCTGGTAGGTGACGTAGATATGCAAACCGAACAAGGCGCACCAACCCCGATGGGAGAGGGTGTCGGTTCGTTAATGATGGCCCAAGGGCCTACAGACATGGAGGTTGGGCAAGAGCCTCCTGTAAATTTTAACTACGGCGGACCTGTACAGAGGTTCAATGCTGGTGGCCCTCCTCAAAAGTACCAAGATCTTGTTGATGTGTATAAATTAGCGCTTTACGACCCAAAGGCTGAAAGCGCACGAGAAAAACTTATTGCGGACCAGAAAGATGCAATTAAAGTAAACACTTTGCTTTCTCTTGCACAAGCAGGGGCTGGGTTAGCAGCAGGGGCATCCACCCCCCAAGGCAGGCAAATGTCTACCGCCCAGCAAATAATGGGACAATTTGCAAACATTGTCCCAGCGCTACAAAAATCAGCAACGGATTACATGCTAATAGACTCTGCGGAAGCTGCCAAAAAAGCCGCAGAAGAGAAACAAATCAGACTGAAAGCAGCGGAAAAATACGCAACTTCGATAACTACACCACCTAAAACTCCGAAAACAAGGTGGGCAGAATTTAGAGGTCCGGACGGAAAAACAGTAACTAGGCTTGCTACTGATGAGGAAATAATCCGTGATGGCGGACGACCTGTTACAAAAGAACGACAGGGAACAGAAAACGAAAGAAGCGCTATTATTTTAGATAGCGTTCTGAACCAACTAATAGAGGGAAAGGAACAACCTAGCGCGAAAGATCTTTCCACCGCAGGATCCTACCTTAGAAATTTGGTAAAAACAGACGATCGTGAAGAAATAGACGGAAACGAAACGAAAAAATGGACTGAAAAGATTATGGCGCGTTTTGGAGTACTATAAGCCCTTATTTAGACATACAAATAAAAGCAGGAGATCACAAAGGAAAGACTATAGGTGAGGTCTGGTCAAGAGGTAAAATTAAACTTGGGCCACGGTTTCAAACACAACAATATACTACTCCTAAACTCTCCACTCTACCTAACGAATTGAAAAAGACTGTTAATTTACTAGAAGATAGTAAAAAAACCTTACTCAAACACAAAGACGTTAAGGAAGGCTCTGAGCAATATAATAAGGCGTATAGTCTAAGCGACCTAGACCGAATAAAAGATGGCTATGGAAAGAACTTACAGGAATCTATGGAGGCTGACAAAAAAAGCAATGCTGTCCGCCAACCAACAGTCTCAAGAACGACAATTAACAGGGATTCCTGTTCTAGGGCCAAATAAAACTATTTTAACTACAAGAGGCAGAACTTCTCGTAAAAGATTCGCAGGGGATGCCGCCAGAGCATTGCAGTCGGGTTTAAGTTCCATTGACGATTTATTTTACGCTTACGACAAGTTTTTCTTAGATGAAAACGGAAAGCATCGAGTGGACGATAAGGGTAACACTACTTTCCGAGGACATTTCAAATTTAAAAACCCGGATACTTACCTTCCCGCTCTTGCAGGGGCTTTGCAAACCGGATCTAACGTAGGTTGGTTTGATAGTTTTGTAACTAGAGAAATAGACGAAGATATGTTGGCTGGTTATCAAGCATTAAGACGTAACATAGAGGCTTTATTACGTATCAGGACGGGAGCAGCAGCCCCTGAAACGGAAATAGTGCGTTATTCATCAATGTACCTTCCTTCCCCTACGGATACTTACGAATCGGCAAGACAAAAAATGAAAGCCCTTTCTCGTTTTTGGACAGAAACTTTTAATGTGTACGGAGACGCTGAAGCAACTCTTTCTGTTGTGGACAGAGAAAAGTTTAGAGATCTAGAAAACAATCTTAGGATTGCTTATTCCAGTAAGGATGCTGCTAAGATCAAATTAGCACAAGAACAGTATGATATAGCTAGTGGTCGCACTCCTCGAAAAGTAAAAAAAGAGGTTGAGGCTGCACAAAAAAACTTCATTATGAAACCNTAGGCAGAAAATAATGGCACCTTTAGAAACAACTATTCGACCCGATTTATGCTGATTTTTTCTCTGGAGTGGATACAGATATTCAAGACGCAGTCAGAGATATCCTTGATGGTCACATAGGAGGAGTAGGGGAGAAATCCCTTTATGGGGACGTTGATTATAAAACACGGTCTTCGAGACTTGAACAAGCAAAAAAATATCTTGAAAGCGAGTTTGGAGAATCCGCCGAAATTACACCCATAGAAGATTCTTTGGTCAGAAATCCGTTTGAACTAACCGCCCAAGAAAAGTTTGGGCAGTTCTCTAATACACCTAACTTTGCGATTCAGTTTAAAAACCAAACACCATTGATGGTGTTTGGGGTTGATCCGAAACGGGAAGCACCATTAAAAATCCGACAAACCGTAGGTACTTTTCAAGGAAGCACCGAAGAGAAAAAACAAGTCTTACTAAACAGTCTGTTAGATTATTATGGTTTACCTAAAGATGAAAACATTGATCTTAATCTTAAGACCACCGGAGAAGCCGCTGACGCTTACGGAAGGGACAAAGAACAAATGGAGGATAGGTACGGATCTGAAAATTTCATATATTTAAACCCGGAAACAAAACGGTGGACTCTTTATGACAGCCAAAACACACTTGTTCCTTATAAAAAAGAATTTCGCACACTAAAAAACATAGAAAATCTGGGAAGAGATTTTGTTTCTGTCCTTGGTGAAGGGGTTGAAGCAGTCGCTTCTGCCCCTGTTTATGCTATGACACCTCGGGCTTTGTCTGTTTTAGGCATAGCCGCCAAACCTCTTCTGAGAAACCTTATTTCCGCAACAACTTCTGCTGCGGCAGCGCAGTCCTTTAGAACAGCGTATGAAGAGATTATTAAAGAGGTACACGAGCTTCCCCAAGGCTCAGAACTTGCTAGAGAACAAATTGACGATAAGTTAACTAATATGCTTTTAGAAGTAGCAATAACATGGGGCGCACCTAGTATGATTAAGGGGCTTGTTGGTAACCCTCTTGTAAGAGCTATAGTCCGAAAAGCGTTATTAGATAAAACTACTTTGCCTGATAAAAAATCAATGGTAGAAACCGCAAACGAGCTAGGGGTGGTGCTTCCTAGTATTGGCGCTATTGGCCCTAAACATGCTGTAAATGAAGTCCGAAAATTTTTAGAGTTAATGCCTCTGGGAAACCCTTTAAGAAAAAGAGCAGTTGAACATACTAATAGTATGGAAAAAGTGATGTTAGATATTGCCAAAGCGCGGGGATCCGGTAAGCAATCTGTTCTTAATGCAAAACAGTGGGAGGAGGCAGTAGAGACAGGAAGAGGCTTATCTACGTTATCTAACTTAGGGGTTTACGTCAGAAGCAATGTGGAAAACTATTTAGAAAGATTCAGAAAACAAAGCAACGAAAAGTATGATGCTATATTTGAAAATGAAGCTCTTAAAAATAGGGGTGTTGATGGTTTTTCTTCTGTTGATCAACTAAAAAAAGAAATACGCGATAAAGCAGAAGCTACCTTTAATCCACAATTTTCAACTGTAAAGGTTGACGAGGCTTATTTTGATAAAGGACAAGTTACCCCTGACGACATACAAAGCTTACGAAAGATTTGGTTAGATTCAACACAGAACCCAGCTTTATTCGACGCAGCCGCAGAAAGCCTAGCAAAACGAATACAAAACAATTCATTTGAAGCGGCTATGCCTGCCTTATCCCAATTAGAAAAACGATTTCGGGCAGTTATAAAACAAGAAGGAGGTGAGGAGTACTATGTTGGCGCATTAAAAGAAATAGAAAACCTTAAAAACCTTTTAGTAAATAATGAAAATATACCTTATCAAAATTTAAGGAATATTAAAACTAGAGTAGCTCGAGACTTAGGCAAACCGTTGTTTGTTCCATTGGGTAACAACCAATATATGACAAACACCTTAGATTCGGTTGACCACATGGCAGATTTTTTAAAAGCCTTTACCAATGATATTTCTAGCGCTGCTAATAAAAATATTGACTCTTCCCCCGAATTAGATTTCGCACAAAAAGCCGCGCTTAAAGCTAGTATTGTTGATACCGACAAGTGGTATAGCAGCAGGCTTGAAGAGGTTATTAAACCTTTATACAACAAATTATTGGCTAAAGAGGACGACGAAGCAATAGGCCGAGCTTTAGGAGCTATCACAAGATCGAAGACAAAAACTGAAGGCTCACGATTATTAAAAAATCTTATAGAGGATTTTACCCCTGCTCAAAGCGAGGCTTTTAAAGTAGGTCTTATAAGAAGAATGCTGATAAACCCTAATTTACTTGAAAGGACAGATGATGCTTTAAGTAATTTAAAGGTTGCCAATTACGCGCAAAAAACCCATAAAGGCGTTGAAAACAGCATAAAGCACTTTGTAAATAATTACAATAATCTCGACGGAGATACAGTAGAGCTTCTTTTTGGTTCCGTTAATTCTGAACGCGGAAAATTAATGAAGAATTTTGTAGATTTGTATGACGGAATAGGCGACAGAACCGAACTTGTTCTTGGCACATTAACAAATGTTGGTTTTATAGGGGCCGGAATGGCAGCGATTGCGACTGGTGATGCGACAGTACTAGCTAAAACAGCCTCAGGAATGGCAGCAGTCAGTCAATTAGGAAGTCTTCTATCTAACCAAAAATTCTTGCGTTGGCTCGTGGGCGCTTCAAAAAAGGACATGACCAAGCCATCTGTTCTACGACATCAGTTACTCAGGTTGGCAGCTATAGGCGCTCGGGACCCAGAAATAACCGACGGTGTAAATGCCTATATAAGCGCTTTCCCAAAAACCGTTACTGAATATTGGGAAAAAACTTTTAAAGACTTAGCAGGAATAGACTCAGACGATCCCGAACAACAGTTAGAGTCGGAAGGGCCTTTTGAAGACGACCCCATTGGTTTGAAAACGCCGCATAAAATATCAAGAACAGCAAGAACAGCAACGTAGACTTAAACCCGCAACGTCTGCTGCTTTACCAACTGCTCCTGCGCCACTAACTGGTACTGTTGATCCCACAAGATTTTCGCAGTTGTTTCCTGACTCAGGATCTATCGTTACCTCTGAGGATTTATTGAGAAGACAGGCTTAGAGCTTATGGTGTTTAGCCCAATGGACGTTTCCGGTTTCTGGATCCACATACGCAAACACAATACCTAATTTCTTTTGTGTTGCAGTTCGTTTTCTTGAAATACGGGTTTTTTGGTTACGGCCTTTCAGGAATCTTTTTGATTCGCTTTTAACATCGACCATTAACACTTCGGGGTTCGGCTCTGGTTTGAGAGCTATGATATCCGCAGGCCCGTGAGCAAAATCGTTAGAGTAAATAAAATAACCTCTACTCAACAACTCTAATTTTACTATAGTTTCTGCTGTATTTCCTAATAAATGCGTAGAGTCCGCATTTCGTGAGACTTCATTATGTTTTTGTAGCATTTTCTCGCCGTATGTAGTTTTTTTATAGTTTAAATTATTTTTATAAAAAAAAGCAACTATCTGTTGACTATCGCATAAATAATGTTATTCTAAGGTCTGGCTTATAAAACCGAGGACTGGCCTTCCTCAATACATGACCTAAAGAAAGGGTGACAAATGCAAAAATCAGTAGATCAGTTATTTGAGGATTCGGCTCCTGTAAAAGAGCAAGATTCCTTTTTGAATGTTAGTGAAGTTGGAATGTCAGGTGTTAGCAAACTTGCTCATGTGGCACAACGTCAACTAAAAGAAATCGAAGAAGCCGAAGCCGCTTTAAAAAAGCTGAAAGCGGTACATAACAAAATTATTTCCGAATCTTTACCTGACTTGATGGCTGAATTTAATCTTACAGGCTTTACGCTTTCGGACGGTTCTTCAATATCCGTGGTTCCAACGGTGGGCGCTCACATCTCTAAGGACAATCAAGAAGAAGCCTTTAGCTGGCTTCGGGAAAATGGTTTTCAAGACATTATTAGAAGTGATGTGAGTATGAGTTTTAGAAAGGGCGAGGATGATAGACGCGCTGACTTTATAGAACTTGCTGAATCTCAAGGGCTTGCAGTTTCCACAAAAGAATCTGTGCATACCAACACTTTAAAAGCATTTGTAAAAGAAGAAGTCGTAATAAACGGCAGGAGTGTTCCGAACGAATTGTTTGGAGTGTTTACGGGCCAAAAAGCAGTTATAAAACAAGGATAAGAATCATGGCAAAACAAGCAGTAGCAAAGAAAAAAATTCAGGAAGTAGTTTTAACCGAAGTAGATAATTTGTTTGAAGCACATGCAGGGGAGGGGCTTGCAACCGCCCCAACTGATACCGTTATTCCGCTTTTAAAAATCTTTCAAGATCAGACTAAAGCGGATATTAAACAAATTTTAGTTGATAAGGGTGGTAAGCCGGGAGATATCTTCAACAACGTGACTTACGATATCTTTAAAGGCGATGAAGGTGTTCTTGTCGTTCCCTGTGGCTTTAACAGGCGCTATCTTGTTTGGCCTGGTGGCACTATCGAGGGTGGAAGACCTCCCTTAGATGTGTTCTCGCCAGCCGATCAGCTTCCAGAAACGCAGCTTAATGCTCAAAATCCTGACGACAGGAAACTATACATCAAGGGTAGTTCTGATGGTCGTTATATCGAAGAACAAGCAAACCATTATGTTCTAATACTTAAGGAAGATGGTGGGATTGAACCAGCTATCCTAGTTATGAAATCCTCACAGTTTAAAAACTCTAGGCGTTGGAACTCTATCATCAATGCACAAACCAGAACTGGTGCGAACGGTAATATTTTCACACCACCTCGGTATGCTAACATTTATCGTATTGCCACCACTGATGAAACGAACGCGAAAGGTAGTTTTAAGGGATTTGTAATATCACATGAATCGCAGGTTAGTGGAGATCAAGGACACTTGGTTGAACGTGCAATGGCGTTCGCTAAAACGGTAGAAGAGGACGGCGTTTCGGACAGCAGCTTTAATGAAGAAAGTTCTTCTAAGGTAGCGCCCGACATAAACCCCATAGCATCCGTCGTAGATTAGGATTGGGAAGGCGGCGCAAGCCGCCTTTTCTTTTGCTATGCGCGAATCCGCCCAAAAATACGCTAAGTGTTTTTCTGGTCTGACAGACGCTTACTCTGTTCTTTTTTATAAAGGCAATACGCCAAATGAAAAAGGAAAGCGTGAGAGCTATAATATTGTTTACTCTAAGGACGAGACTGGTAATTTTGTTGATAAGCAAGGGAATATAAAACCTAGTATTGAAGAGGCACTAGAGTCTCACTTAGACGGCACAGGCCCAAGTATCGGCGTGTTTCCAACAACCAGAGACAACACCTGTTATTTTGGTTGTATCGATATAGACGAATACACCGACCTAAACCATCAGCAAATCCTAGATAAAATAAAAGAGCTAAACCTTCCTATAGTTTTGTTTCGCAGTAAGTCAGGCGGCGTACACGCTTATTTGTTTTCTAGCCCTGCTGTCAGTGCAGCTAATATGCAGACGACTTTAAAAAACATCAGTTCTTTACTTGGATTTTCTACCTCTGAAATATTTCCAAAGCAGGCCGAGCTTTTGGCAAACGATGTAGGAAATGGAATAAACGCTCCTTATGAAGATTGCAATTCTGAGCCAAGCCGATATGCTTATAAACCTGATGGAAAAGCGGCTACCTTAGAAGAATTTTTTGCGTTGTACGACAGCAAAGTACAAACGCCTGATCAGATCGTGGCCCTTGGTTCTTTACAACCCAAAGAGCTAGACATTTTTAAGGAAGGACCGCCTTGCTTGGTTATTCTTACAGAAGACGGTAAGAAGATTTCAAAAGGTAATAGGAATAACGCTTTGTTCAGCATAGGCGTTTATCTGCGTAAACGGTTTCCAGAATCATGGGATATGGAAATTTACGACTACAACAAAAAATGTATAGACCCACCATTAAACAGGGCAGAGATCGAAGCTTTGATTAAAAGCTTAAACGTAAAAACCTACGGATATAAGTGCGGCGACCAGCCGATCTGTAATTTTTGTAACAAGTCTCTTTGTCTAACACGAAAGTTCGGGGTAGGCGGCATTGCAACTTGCACGATAACCAGCTTACGTAAATACGACTCAGAGCCGCCGCTTTGGGTAGTGGACGTAGATTCAAAAGGGCTGGAGCTACAGACCGATCAGCTATTGGAGCAACCCAAGTTTCAGAAAGCTGCCCTAGAACAACTAAATGTTTTGCCGCCTTCGATGGCGCGAAAAGATTGGGAAGCAAATATAGCAGACCTTCTATCTGAAATGGTAGAATATCACGCTATAACTTCGGTTTCTGAAGAGGTTTCTATCAGCGGTCAGTTTAAAGAGTATTTAATTTCTTTTTTGCAGTCGCAATTAAGTGAGGTTAAAGAAGAGATTTTACTTCGTAGACCATACTATGATGAAGAAAAACAGCAGTACACTTTTCGGCTCATGGACCTTGATGCGTATTTAAAACGTAATAAGTTTTCTCATTATAAAACTAGAACCGATATTAGCGCTAGGCTACGAGAACTAGGAGCAGAATCTATAACCATCCGTCTTAAAAACAAAGCTAGTGTCCGAGCATGGCGGATTGACGAGCTTGATCCTGATGAATCGGTTGCGTTAGAAGCAGCTTCCTTTGAAGAAGAGGACGTTCCGTTTTGACTACATACAAGAAGTTTGGTCCACCCGGCACAGGCAAAACAACTAGTTTACTAGCTGAAGTGACTGATCGTCTTGAGTTAGGAGTTAGTCCGTTACGTATTGCGTACCTAGCTTTTACTACAAAAGCAGCTTCAGAAGCGCGAGGACGAGCGGTCAGGTTACTAGGTCTGAGCGAAAGCGAGCAAAAGGAACAGTTGTTTTATTTTCGTACATTGCATTCTTTATGTTACCAGTCCCTTTCTATTCAAGACAGAAAGGTAATTACAGAAGCTGACTACAAGAAATTTGGTAAAAGAGTTAATTTGAATTTTGACGTTAGCATAGACGAAGAAAGACGCACTAAAACAAACAACCCTATTATTAGTTTGCTTTCTTTGTATCGGCTAAAGATGTCTACTTTACGTGAAGAGTATAATAAAACAGATTTTAATTACGCATGGAACGAAGTAGACTTTATTGATAGAAGCTACCAGGAGTTTAAAAAAACCTTTCGTTTAATAGACTATACAGATATGCTAACCGANTTTGAAAGTATCATGCANTTAGTNTTNCCTAAAACTTTTAGTTTGATTTGTATTGACGAGTCACAGGATTTATCACCGTTGCAATGGAAAATAGTAGCTAATTTAAAAAACCATACCGAAGATTTAATTTTGGCAGGTGACGACGATCAAGCGATCTACGGATTCACAGGAGCTTCGCCGGAAGAATTTCTGCATTTTGAAGGTGAAGCCGAGGTCTTAGACCAATCGTATCGTACTCCGAAGTCTATTTACCGACTTATTAGCAGGATTATAAATACTATTCCGTCAAATAAAAGACAGCAAAAAGCATATCGACCAAAAGAAGAGGAAGGNTCGGTACGACGCATCAATTCTTTNCANGAATTAGATTTTAGTTCTGGTGAATGGTTGATTTTGGCGCAGGCGAATTACATGCTGGACACCGTAGCTGAAGATTTAAAATCAGCAGGGTATCTATTCATGCGTAATGGTGGACGCAGCATTAGTTATAATCTTACTACTGCTATCATTACTTGGGAACGCCTGAGAAAAGGTAAAGAAGTTTCTGCGGCAAACGTACAAATCATGTATAAGTACATGACAGGTAATGGGGGTAAGGTACAACGAGGATTTAAAAAACTAAACGTGTCTGAGGAATTGTTTCTTACTTACGACCAACTGGTTTCGGATTATGGACTGCTGGCCTCGGTCGATGAAATATGGTCCGAGGCTCTTGATAGTAAAACTATAACTGTAGATAAAACTTATGTGACTAGTATTTTGAGAAAAGGTGACGATTCGTTTCATCTAAAAAACACCTCGCATCCAACTGAGTACGATACATGGTGCAAAAGGTGGTGAAGCACAAAACGTCGTAGTGTTTTTAGACCTAACCACAGCAGCTATTAAAAACAATGAAAACTACGAAAACCACCGAGTTTTTTATGTAGCTTGTTCTCGACCTACGGAAAACCTTTATCTAGTTGAACCTCAAGATTACAATAGGAGTTTTGTGATATGAATAGAAACGAAATTTTATTGGAAGCACAACGCTTGATAAATACAGACAGGCAGGAAATTTATGGCCCTGCTTTAGAGAACCATCGAGACATTTGTAAAATGTGGCAAGTAGTCATAGATAGGTGTAACGGACAATTAAAACCCCACCACGTTGCACTTATGATGGCTCTTTTAAAAGTGTGTAGGTTATGTCGAACAGAATCTCACATGGATTCCTTTGTTGACGCAGCAGCTTATATAGCGTTAGCTGGAGAAATGTCGGAAACCCAAAACGCTACGCAACTGGAATTATTAAAGTAAATGGTACGCAGTCACCTGGCAGACACTTTAAATTTTGGAAGTAAGCCCGAAGGCGATTGGCTTCCTCCTGAAATAGACTCTTTACCAAACATAGATCAGCCAATACGTTTTTTTAGCACTTGATGTCGAGACANNTGANCCNCTNCTTAAAANNCACGGTCCTAGTTGGAAATTCCCGGACCAAGGATTTATTTGTGGCATAGCCCTTGCTACAGCAGATTGGGAACTTTACTTACCTATAAGACACGATTCAGGAAACCTACCTGTCTCCAGCGTTAAGAAATATGTGCAGAGAGCAATAGATAATACTGAGAATTTAATTTGCCATAACGCTAACTATGATTTGGGCTGGCTTAAACGAGAAGGGTTCAAGGTCGATGGCCCTCGGATCATTTGCACAATGGTTACGGCTGGATTATTGGAAGACAGATATTCACTAATCCTTAATAGTG